CTTTTATATCAGAATCCATCATCTTATTCATTTCAAACTTCTCTTCGTTCAATTTTAGTCCAATTGTTTTGTAGATTCTTAATATAATTTTTGATTCCATAATTTTATTTACAAATAAATAGTGTTTAGTTTGTGTATAGAAAATTTCCTTGCAAGGAAACTCCTTTCACTTTGTTGGCTTTAACATAATTGTTCCAAACTTCATCACTATCTACCTTGAATGCTGCCATCCAAGTACCAATGGGCAAGTCGTCTTTCTCAAAAAAGTTATAAGCCTTATCATTATCAGAATTGATTACCCAACTCTCAACCATATAAACATCCTTAAACTTTTGGTCAGAATGTTCATAGTTGACTTGGTCAGTCCTCTTTTCTTTCATGTATTTGTAAGCCATTTTCTCAATAACTTCGGGAGTGAAGGTCACAAAATATTTTTGTCCAAATTCATCCATTCGTGGAATTATTTTTCCAGGCACCATCACAGGTGCATAAATAATTCGTTTATCTTCTTCCATTGAGAAAGCTTGTGGCTCCTTTTTATAATCTCCACAGGACATAAACAATTTCTGTCCTTTGAACATATAATCAGAAACATATCCCCCACATCCACAAAACATTGAATACTCGAAAGCTTCCTCTTGAGTTTCAAATAAGGCTTTGCCTTTTGCAAAGGCTGTGGGTCTAAATAAAACATCCAACTCTTCAGGATAGTATAGACCAATACCCAATTGTTCTAAAGCAGCCAAAGTACCTGAGTCAGCACTTATCATCTCTGAGATGTTGAAACCAGATTGCATTAGTTTCTTGACCTTGTTGGTCTTGAATCTCATTGCAACGTCTCCTGTTGTGTCTTCAGATAAATCTTGAAGGTATATCTCATCATATTCGATACCATATTCTTCAAGTTCATCAATTGTTTCTTGTAATTTGCTTTCAGGACGACCACTTATTAAAATAATCTTATATCGGTCACTCATTTCCTCAAGATATTCAATGGTCTTCATAATAGGTTGACCATCTTTAATGAGAGCTCCCTCGATGTCGACAACAATGCCCCTATCCAAATTTTTTCTGAACATTTCTGAAACTACGAATTTGGATATTGTATCAATGTGACCATCCATGTAATCAACATTATATTCCTTTCCTTGTATCTTTGCAATTTCCCCAATCAAATCCTTATAGTCATCAACCAATAATTTAGCTAATTCCAAATCTTTTGGTGATGCTTTTCCATCTTCGATGGCATCTTCTTCAATATCGAAAATTTTATCAGCAATAAGAGCTGCAGACCTTATCATTCCAATAGTATCTTCATCATTGTCAACACTCATAATCTCCATGAATGTTGCTTTAGCACCAGGGCAAATATAAAAATGTTCAGTTGGATAACCATAAATGTCCAATTCCATCGCATTGAAGCTTTCCCAATCTGAATTGCAAACCGCATATCTTTGTTTGGAATCAGGAAACTCACCAACAAGAGCTTCCATACAACGAGCAAGATATGCATCTTTTCTTTCGTAAGGTTTTTTGTTGATGAATACCTCCTCTATTTCGGTATCTCCTGAAGTTACCGCATACGGGGATAGTGATGAAACATTGTAATCAAATTCTTCTTTCGAATATTTCGGATGGTCTTTAGGTAGTAAGTCATTATCGTTGACATACTTGCTATTCTCAGGTCTACCATTTCTCAAAAGATAAAGAAATGCGTTAACTCTTGCTAACGCCCATTGTTCTGCAGACTTCACTTCAGGTGAATGTGAAGTGTTATAAGCTCCAACCCCCCTTTGATAAACGGATTTCAAAGCACCTTTGTTTGCTCCATAACCCAATTTTTCTTTATATCTGTCGTTGAAATCTTTTACCTTATCTTCTAATATCTTTTCAACACGAGCACTCACCTCAGCACCTCTTGTTGAACGAGCATCACCTTTTGCGGTACCCTCTCCTTTGGGATTTCTATTTGGTGTATCTGACTTGGGAGCTTTTTCACTTTTGACAATACCACCCCTTTCACCAACTTTAGCAAATCCGCTTGCATAGTTGGGGGGTAGATTAATCTGTCCTGTGTTACCACCTGCCGGAGACTCAAATTCCGCAATTCTTTGAGCATTTTGTGCGTTATTTGGAATGTATCCTCTTGGTTCTAAAACTAATTCAATGAAGCGGTGTTGACATCCTGCGCCACCTTTCCAAACCCATATATCAACGGGTCCTGAGTTTTTTGGACGTGGTATAATTTTACGTGCAGTATCTTCAACTTCAAGTTGAGCGGATAAATCTAATATGTCCTCGTAACGATACACCTTTTGTACTCCACCCATCATTCTTGTGCAGAAGCTTCTTGAAGTATCTATCAAATCGGGTGCTCCTTCACCAGGAGCATAAATGTATCTGTATCTTTTGGTTGCACTATCCAACAGAGATGGCTCATTCGGGTTGGAGACAATTCTATAAAATTTTTGACCACTAAGATTTGAATTAGCTAAACGTTTCATATAACGTTTGCTCACTTCTTCAGGGTCATTTACAATCTTAACTCCTACAATGACGTTATCTTCCAAGACATCCTCAATATCTTGCCCCTTCGAATCTATAATGTCTAAGCTTTGGTCATGGTCTTCGCATGGCATATAAACTTCTCTTCCTTCATGTTGATGTGGATGATAACCCTTACATCCAAGTTTTTGTGCTTGTGCGATAGCCTCTTCAATTGTTTCAAATACTGGTACTCCATCCATTAAATTATTGTCCATTTTTCTTAATCATTGCATTAAGTTTTTTATTTTCTTCTTGGAGTTTGTGGATTGTCTTATCCATCTGTTCCATCTTTTCTTTCATTTCTTTGATTTGAACTTTCAAATCCGCAATGATATCTTGATAAACATTAAGTGTGGATGCAACATTCTGAATTGATATAGAGTCAGTTTCTTTTTGAGTTTTTCTCATTCCTAAAAAGAATCCACTTATACCCGTAATGGTTACCAATATCCAATCAATTATTTCCATTCTTGTCTTTTCTTATCTGTTCTAATTTTTTCTGAGCCCATTCAATACCAGTTCTTGAACCCCAAGCATCAACAGCTAAACCTTGACAACCATCTTCATATGGAATGTTTTCACCTCTGAGATGACGAGCAAACGAAGCCATCCTGGAAATAGTTTTTTCAGAGAGGGGGTCTCCTTTACACAATTGATTCATTCTTGCGACACCTACAGCTGTAAGACAATCATTTGGATTACCTTTTTCAGTGTAGAATTTTTTTGCTCTACAAGCGGCTCTCTGTGCAGATTTCGGATAGTCTGTGTAAGATTCAAAATCTTCTCTACCAAAATACACGAAATCTACCTCAACGGCTGGCTCTAAAACTAATGCTATTTCTTCGACGCGAGTATCTCCCGATAAATTCTCGTCAATGTCTAATTTGATAATTTTCAACATAATGATAAATATTAAAAGCGAGACAACTGGTCCAACTTTTTGTTAATTGCCTGTTTTCTTGTTATATCTTGTTCAATTACATAAGCTCTGATGGGTTCCATTCTCTGTTTTGCAATTGCATCTACAATCCTTGAGTCGTCAAAACTCGATACCAATGGTCTTCCACCACCACTCTGATTGATTTGGGAGAGTAAACCTTGATAATTTCTTGCTGAAACCCTGTTGATAACAGCTTCTCCACCTTCTAATTCGTAACCTCCATTTTGGAATTTTACACCGCCATTTTCATGACTTGGTCCTTGTACCATCAAACCTTCTTGAGCTTTAATCCAACCACCTTTTTTAAGTGATTGGGCTAAACTAATTTGTTGAGAAATAATACTTATTTCTGCAGCACCTGCTGCGGCAACAATAGCACCTGTAATAAGTCCGAAGATACCACCTTGTTCAATTGATTTGGTTACACCTACAGCGACATTTGCAATTGCTTGAAGTCTATCTAATTGAAGTTGTTTGATTCTACTTTTCTTCTCAACAGCATTTCTTCGAGCAGTATATTCTTCTATCAATTCGAGTCTTTTCTGTTGATATGTTTTCTCTAATACCAACCCCTGAGAATATGCAAATTCTAATTGACGTAGTTTTTCAGTTTCCTCAATATTGATTCTTTCTATGGCAAGCTCCCGAGCTCTATCGACATATTCTTGATATGCATTAAGTGCCTGTTGAGCAATTCTAAAGAACTCTTCAATATTTTTTGTGATATCTTTTCTACTTTTGTCACTAATTTCTTTTTGGTATTGATAAGTTGCCTCATAGATTCTAATTTTTTCCTCTTCTGTAAATTTTGTCGAATCTAATAAACGGGCTTGCAATAATCTATCTGCTTGAGCAATTTTTTGAGAGTTAGTAATAGCAAATCTTGCCCTTCTTTCAATCGCCTCTAAGAAATCTCCTGTATTTTTTTCTATAAGAGTGGTTATTGCCGCAGCAGAAATCTCTTCAGCATTTTCAATATCACGGGTGAATTCAAAATTATATTTTCTAATCCTATCAAGTTCTTTCTGAGTACCAGTGACTTGTTTTCTGACGGACTCAACTCTTTGTTCTGCAATTCTATTAATTAAATTGGTACGTTCAATTTCACTTTTTGATAGTACATCCGCTTGGGAGAGTAGGGTTTGTGCTTGGTCAGAAGTTATTCTTTTTTCTTCTTGAGCTCGTATAACAGTTGCTTTGAAGTTTTCATTACTTGCTCTTCTTATATCTTCTAAACCATCAACGGTTTTTTTGTATATTTCAGATTCAAAAACTGCAATTGTTTGAAGGTTTTTACTATAATTTTTTCTATCAGCAGTTGCTTGAATAACTTTACCGGTAGTTTTGTCTATTTCAAAACCAATTTTCCCTTCAGCGACTGATACCTCTCTTTGAGCTTCTAAATATTCGTTAAGATTTTCTTTATTGAAAGTTTCTGACAATGAAACCCCACCTTCTCTAACAAGTCTATTCATACTTGTTAAATTTTGGATAAGTGCATCTACACTCCCTAAAGCCTCAGGAGTGATTTTTCCTTCCTCAAACAATTTAAGATAATCTTCTCTTACCCCGCGGATGTATTTGTCAAAGGTCTCTGTTCGATTACCGACCGACAAAAATAAGGATTCATAATCATCTTCAATAGCTTTTCCAAAAACATCTGAAAGATTAAGTAGACTATCTGTTGTCTTAAGGTTGGCATTGAGAAAACCATTGGCCATTCTCATAGCCCCCAACATCATTGAATCTAAAGCTTTAGTTTGAAATCCAATTTTAACTAATCCTTCTTCAAAAGCGTTACCACCTTGTTTTACCAACTTATTTCTTTCCCTTAAAGCCCCGTTAACTTTTTCTATAAACTCTGGCAATTTGTCTTCAACTTCTACAACCTTTCCCAATTCTTTGTAAAAATCTAAAGTTTCTTTCAAAAATTTGCTCAAGTTTGCATAAGCATCTCTTAATCTATTATTGGCAATAACTTGTTCATTCGTTGCTCTAGTATTATCTACTTTTCCTTCTGTATTTTCTCTTATGAAATTATTTTGAGCAATTATGTCATTATTATGTTCTATAGTAAATTGGTTGAGAAGTTTATCTGCATCTGATAATGCATCAGTAGCTTCTCTTAAATCTTCAAATTTTGCCTGCAAAGCACCGAAAGCAAAAGTACCTTGCGTAAGAGCACTCAACAAAGACTGCCATGTGAAAGCGTAATCCCCAATGTCTTTTCTTTGAACTTTGAGTATCTCTGAAAATGCTTTAGAATATATTTGTTGTGCGGCATCCAACTTTGCTTTGGATTTCAAAACTTTAATTTGAAGGTCATAAGCTTGGGTAAGCTTTTCCTCTGCAAGAGCTTGGTCTATTGTCAAATCTTTTATACCAGGTAAAACTTTTTGTAATTCTTCATATGCAGATAATCTATCTGCCTGACTTCTATTGTTATCTTTTACAATAGCAACCAATGCATCAAGTTGTCTTATTTCTACAGCAATTTGTCCACTGCTTTCATCAACTGCATTGTTAAAAGCTTTATAAGCTTTGTCTGTATCCTGCAATACATTTTTAAGTACAATAACACCTGTAACCAAAAGTCCAATAGCCGTAATGATTGCACCGAATGGATTAGCGGCAACTGTTGCATAAAATGCTTTCATTATATTCGTTCCCGCAGTTGTCACTGTGTTCAAAATCCCTTGAGCACCTGTTTGAGCAACAGTTGCAACTGTTTCTCCTTCGGTTGCTACGGTTTTAGCTCCTGTTGCTGCAGCATTTTTTACTTCAGCTGAGGTGTTTTTATCCAAAGCCGCCGAATTTGCAACTTCAGATATTGTCTCAGCATCAGTTGCAGTTTTATTCAATCTTGAAAGAGCCAATCTTGCTCTTTCTGCAACCAAATTGGACAATTGTCTTGCAGAGAGAATACCTTCTTGAATTTGCCGAGTTGATATGGCAATTGTTAATAAATTTTGTGCATCCGCAGCGGCTTTTAATACTGATTCGTTTTCTACACCAAAGGTAGCTAAAGCAGCTGATGCTGCAGCAAATGTTGAAGAAATACCACCACCAATACGTGCATATGCACCAGCGATTTCTTCAGAGGTAAGACCTTTTAATAATTTTTGCTGTCTGAGAATTTCAGTATTACCTGCGGAAACAAAACTTGATAATTCCCCATAGTTTTTTGCACCTTCACCCAATGTACTGAGCTCAGCATTGGCAAGTTTTACTGCTTGTCTTAAATCTTCTAAAGAGGTTATTGCTCCTCTATTATTTAAGATTATATCTAATGTAATTTTTTCTGCCATATTAACATTGTCCGTTGCTCAATGCGGTTCCCAAGAAATCTATCACGAAATTCTCGGTTGAACCCGTTAATCTTAAATATAATCCCGTATCAGCGAAGGTGCTGCAAGTGTTTGTGGTGTAAATTTTGGCACCCTCAACCAAACCAGCAGGGTCACTACTGTAGAAGGTCACAAGTGGAGTATTTCTTGTGCAAACAAGGAATTGGTCATAATTTGCAACTGCTGTAAATGAATAAACCACACAACCAGGGGTAGCTGGATATGCTGAATTCGGTGCAATACCAACTGATGGAGCCCAAAGAGTTTCTCTATAGTATAGGTTCAAATCCTTAACCAGGGTAATTTCTGTGGATTGTGGCTCAACCAAATTTGCATTATTGATTGAATCAATTCTATAGGATGCATCTTTTATCCATATCTTATCAGTCAACTTCAAATCTGCATAATATTGAGGAGACATTATAAATCTACCTGTATATTTCCTTGCATTTGGTGAATAAAGATTTTCAATATGGGTTTGCCAAAAATATCGATAGGTTGTATTTTGAACATATTTCAAAAAGTCTGTTGTTTCTTCAAAATAATAATCTGTTGAAGGATAAAAATTCAATTCTGAGTTTTGTGCGGCATCCAACGAATCCAAACTTGTGATGTGTGATACGCAAGGATAAGTTGTTTGGGCAATTGGTGTATTTCCTGATAATAACCACCATCTACGTTGGTTACCAACAGTATAGTCCCCCCAATCTTTCCAAAAGTATCTATTACCTACCCAAAAGAATAAATGCGGAGAATTTTGTCTTGGTATCGGGTAATTACCAGTACCGATGGGTTCTTGGTCTTTTTCAAGATACCAAAGTTGTGGGATTATGACATTTGTTGAACCTGATATAAAATCAGTGGGCAATGGTGAGAATATGGTTTCAATAACCAATTCTCCATCAGGGATTGTTGTATCAGTCAAAAATCTTCTTTCTCCAAATAATAATTGATAATTTGAGAGATATTGTCTATTAAGTGTCTCGTTTTCATTGTAAAATCCCTTGAAATTAATTTGTTTTGGCAAATCAAAATTCAATGCAGAAATCTCAACAGGAGAATTTATATCAAGATAATCTGTCCAATCTCTTTCGGTTCGTTGGTCTTCATCGAAATACCAAGGTAATGGTTCAATTCTGAATGTATTCTGTTGAACATCTTCTGTAATAACCAAATTAAATTGATTTACCAAACTCCTCATGAAATTCATGCACGTGATGTTGGGCATTTGCAATTTCATGTCAATGGTAGTCGCACTTGTAATAAATGGAGAACCATAGAGTTCCCACATTGGGTCATCGTCAAAAATTGTTAGTCCTTGAAATCTTTGAATGTATAATCCTGCCGCAATCGCACCACTTTCAAAGACAAGATATGGCTTTACATATTGTCCTGCTTGAACTGTTCCTGAAAAGAATATATTGGCTCCTTTATTTCCACTATCTGCAGCAAAACCAGCACCAGGAGTTTGATAAAGTATATTACCCCCATTTTCCAAGTCAGCGACATTGTCAGCAACTTTAACTAATAAACGGAATATTGTATCGTTGCTATAAATATACTTTTGGGCATAGGTAAAACGCAAATTCCAATAATAATCACCAGAATATGGAACTTGGAAGTATCCTGTTTGCTCAGGATTGGCAGCATTCCAAAAAGTTACATTTTGGAGGGGGTCGTAACCCGAATTTCCCAAATTGTTGAAAGGAAATGACCATTGCAGTTTTTGATTACCCTGTGAATCAACAGGTAATAGCGTAAAAGGTGAAGGAGAAAAAACCTTAAAAAAGTTTTCATTGGTCACCCCACTTCCCAAAACAGGACCAATCTGTCCATTTTGAGCTGTGTCCATGTAAATTGAACGGAAATAAGATGTATCAAAAAAATCAGAATTATAATTATATCCTGTTCCTGAAAATATCTTATCAACTACTGCTTTTATTCTGATTGATGGTTTGAAATAAAGGGCGTTGATTGCATTACCTGAATATGTTATTGAACCATACTGAACATCGTTATCCATTGAAAAAAACCAATCAGGAGCGGTTTGTCCACTTTGAATTGGTAATCCATAATTTATCAATGGCATCAAGATATCTCCACCAAATAACCCTTGGGTATTTTGCGTATTTGCACTCCATGAGGTTGTCACGGAGGTATAATTCATATCAAAATAATAATCAGCCCAATCTAAATCAGGCAAAGTGGTTTCTTTAAGAACAGATGAGAGATTCTGCAGTTCAGAAGTGATATAAACTTCATACTCGTTATAATCATAAAAAACAACAACCTTGTTCAATCTTAGTTTACCTCGAAATATGTCATTTCCCCTATATTGAACAACACAATTTACCTCATTTAACGGATTGAAATCTGTTCCGTTAACCTCATAAAAATGTTGGAAAATTACATTGTTTCCCTCCGTACCAGGAATCGTAAAAGTTGACGAATATGGAGACCTCCTTGCGTCAATCTCTGTGATTGATAATTCAGAATAATTGACTGATATGGGAAGTTCTTGGAAAATATCCAAAGTTTGATATCCACTATCAGTTAAAACTAATAAGGTAGTATCCAACATTTTTTATAATCCTAACATTCTGATGTTGTTGGAGTAAATATAGGTAAGCTCCAAGTTCACCAAATTTTTATTTCCTTTATTACGAATGATGAATTCAGTATTCACCACATTGATTGGGAATAAAGTTCCATCAGGTTTTACCTCATAAACATCATCTGATGTATAGAGTTCCTGTAGATAAACCATCTCAGCTTGAGATATAAATCCTGAGTTGATTACATGGGTCTCAGTAATACGAGTTTGCCAGTTGGAAGTTCCTCTCGAATATGTTGTCTTCAAGATGTTTGCTTGTCCCCAAGTTTGATTGTATTGTTGGTAAGTTTGTCTTTCAATGTCCAAACCTTCAGCCTTACCCCTTACAAAACGATAGTAGTCATATACCCCATACCTATTACGGAACATAATTTGTCTTTGACCAAATTGTGCACCTTCGTCACAAACCAATTTGAAGGTAAAGACCTCTGAACATGGTTGATATGCCACACAAGCACCCTCACCAGCCAAACTTGGAACATTTATAATAGGTTCAATATCAGGTCTTACAGGCAAAATATCTTGTTCAGGACCACATGGATTATCAATAATACAAGATTGACATTCCAAATATGTTTGACCATCAGTCAAATCAATATCAAAGAATGATGCAGATTGCACATAGTTGAAACATTCCCCATTATAAGCAAAGGAGTTTCCAAAAACAGCACGACCAGGTATTCTTGCATAGATTTGCTGCGATGGGTCGCAACAACCACGAAGCAAAGCATTGATTCCAGGAACTGGTGTTGCCGTGGGAGTCGGAGTTGCTGTTGGCGTTGGAAAGGAACATGGTCCGTTATTGACAATGGTGAATGTTGAGCCCGTCCAAGAGAAGAAATTACAAATACAAGTGTTATAAACACCAAATGGTGCAATGGTCAGTCCAATAAGAACTTCATTACAATCTTTGTAGTAAAGAATTTCACTTCTTCCAACCGTATTGGTAAAAGTAACATCCAAACAGATACACGCAGGAGGACAAACCCCTTGAAGTGTCCAAGTGAATTGTGAAATTGGAACGGTGCTTACACAAACCAAAGCAGTTTGTCCTGTGAGCAAAGTCAAAGTAACTGAATTACCATCACAATCAGGGAAGGTCTCGGTAACGGTGAAACCAGCATTGTTTTCAACCAAATACTCATCACACGCAGGTGATGATGGAGTTGGTGAAGGTGTGAATGAGGGTGTTGGGGTTACCGAAGAAGTGGGTGTGGGAGTAACCAAAATGTTATTTCTCACACCATACAAACCAACGTTATAATAATATGTTCCGTTAGGTATTGACGGCAAATTCCTTGGTCCAACACCCAAGTTTAAGATGTTGAAATCCGTGGCATCCAAAGAGGGGGGAATAAGAACAGGATAATTGTTCGTACAAGACGATAAAGGACCCCCTCCGTTGGTCCAAATGTTCGTAAAGGTATATGCGGTTATAAATGCTCCGATATTGTCGTAGAAGTCAATTTTTGCATAATACGGCTCAGAATAAACATCTTGGTTGTTTATCCTATAATTGGTAAATGAAAGGGTAAACCAATCATCCTCATTCAAATCTCTTTGACGGGGTGAGTTTGTTAAAAACAAACCTTGCTGAAAGTTTGTTGGATTTCCTGATAAAACAAACGGACCATAGTCAAAATCTTGGATGTTTGCAATGTAATTCACTGGCAACGTCCCCAAATATGTTCTAAAATCCAACGAAGGTACACCAGGAAAACCTAAATTGCTTCCTATACCTGAATATTGTTCGACCCTACCCGTCTGTGTGTTGGAATGTTCCTCACCCACTTGGATATAATAGAGAAATACTTGATTTGAATATGGTCTTGAAAAAGGAAATGTCGTATGCCAAAATATGGCAGTATTTTCATCCAATGCAACGGGAGAACCCGTTAGATAAGTTTCCATAACTTTGCTCACATCCAAAACTCCCAATCCTTCAGGATTTGGGGTGGACTTGCCCGTGAATACTTTTACCCCTTGAATATACAACTCAAACACATACCGAAAGTTAAAAACCGATTGGGTATCGGCCGAAGCCACAAAAAATAATCCGTCACTTTTAACGGGTTGAAAATCTTCGGGTGATTGTATAATACTTACATTCATCGTGTTTGTCTTTGGGGGTTAACCATAAATACAACTCGCTCTCTGATAAGGTTGGTTACCTTTTGGGCAACTGCCGGTTCAAGGTCTTTTACAAGCTGTTTTCTTATTCGTTCATAGGTGATATCCACATAAGGAAATGGAAAAATACCTTCCCTGAAAATAGACCTTGATATCAAATAATTCAACTGCTTCAAAGTTGGTATTTTATAAACAGGTTCACCCTTTGAATTTTTTTGGAGCAAAGGTTGGGGTTTTATCTGTTTTGCTGTCATCCATATTCTTATGGCATTGATGTTTGGCCAAAATCCAGGAATTCTCCCTGATTCAATATATTTGCCGTAGTCAGCTTCTTCAGGGATTGTTGAAAATATCTGAATAAATGATTGGTCCTCCTCATCAGTAACAATTCGGTACCGAAGAGAATTCACATAAGTTCTTGTCGCATTTTTGCTTGAAAAAATGGGAGGAAGTTGACCTGAAATAGGTTTTTGTTGTCCACCAAACGTCCTCGAAGGATAAAGTTCTGAAAAAGTAGATTTTACCTCATTGAGGATAAGTTGACCAACCCTGTTTAAGAGCTCATCTTCCATAACTTAAATTAAGGTAAGATAAGATTTACGGGACAAACACAAGATGGCGCTGAATAAGAATGCACCACAAACGATGAAATACATTCTCCGGGTTGAAGAACGGGATTCAAATTAAAGTTGTGTTGATGTTGTCCCGATAAGATTGTTTCGGTTCCCGAATAAACCGTTCCCATATCTCCATAAGCAGTCCCTGATATGACATAATTACATAATGCATTTGCAGCACTTGTGAATCCTGCATCATTCCATACAGCCAACTTGAATGCATGACAACTCTGAAGGATGACCTCCAAATACTGAGTGGTCACAGGACAACTTGATGTTGGAGTAAAAGTGGGAGTCGGAGTAACCGATGGTGTTGAAGTGGGGGTTGAAGTTTGTGTGGGGGTTGGATAGAAATCACAAGCATTCATATCTTCGAATACTTCAATCTGAAGATTCAAGACAACTCCTGCAACCTCAAAATTAAATCTTTCCATAAACGGCATGCTTTCCGTTGGAAGGATAATGTTCATGTAGTCAAACAAGTTTCCTTGATTGATATAAATCTGTGAGACAAATCTTCGTGCAACCAAATTCATATCAGAGATAACCTGAATGCGGTTGCTTCTATCGTCGTTCAAGCGGTCGGCAAAGATAATTGAAAACTGATAACGAGTAAGGTTAAGTTCAAAAACCGAATTAATGGGGGTGACAAACATAAATGCATAGTTTCCATATTCGTCAACCAAATTAAATCCGAACTCAATAACATCACCAAACCCAAAAGAATGCAATCTTGGGTCAGAGGATACATAATCCTCAAATAATTTAATTATCCTCGCGAGCGAGACATATTCTTCCATTCGAGTTCTTGTTTTCTAATTCGTTCATTCTCTTTCAGAACCTCTTCCTTGTGCGAAGCAAGATGATTCAAACATAAATATAAGGGCATATTTGACACCTTATCCCATTTGGTTATATCCTTGTTGGTTAAAACTTGGAATCCCCAAAAGTAAAAACGTGCGGTAGCCTCTTTTGCAGAAACTTTGGGAGAATCTTCTTCCCCCTCTGATACATTTTCTCCATCCTTGTCTTCGTAGTCAAAGAACTCCTGATATTTTCGATATATCTGCCGGCGAAAAGCAAAAAAAAACTTGAAAATCCCCACCATATTCTCATGGGAATATCTTCAAACTCTGATGCGGTATGCTCAACCAATTCATCAGAATACTCCTCCAAAATATATTTCTTCCCCTTCCATTCCTTAATTGGGTAATACATCAAAGACAATATCTTGGGAATATTCTTATCAACATCCTGTGAGGAATAGACCTCCAAGTCAACCCAAGCACCATACTTGAGTTTTGAAAAATCTTTCTGTAGACCATATTCAACATCCTTATGAAAAAAGGTAACAAAAATATCATTGGTTGGTTTTGCGCTAAAATAAATTGTGGCAAGATATTCTGATACCATTTCAATATGAGACAAATCCGCTTTCTTTATTTCTTTTTTATCCAATCCCGAGCAAATGGATATCATTGAAAGGGGGGATAGGTCATCACCCGCAGCTTTCATTCTATTCCATTGCCAATAAGAGAATTCCAATGGGAGGTCAACCAACTTATCCCCCAATTTAATTTGCATGTTCATACAACCCTAATTGCTGTTTTTCGTTTATTTAACATCATCTCCAACACATACCTAACCGCATCGATTGCGTGGTTGTTCTTATCCTCAGGGACATCCATCATCTTTCCGTTGGGGTCCTTCCTCCAAGAATAAGATTGGAACTCCTTTTTCAAATTATGTGAATCCTTATGAATAAATACCTTATGTCGTTTAATCTTTTCAATCCCTGACAATATGGATTGCTTGACCACCTTCTTGGTAAGAAATCCATTTCTCTTCAAATCGGCAATAAGCATCGGCTCGGCACTATCACACCAAATATAATCCCATTTGGGAATATTGGAAAAATTTAAGTTAAAAACAATATCAGGAACCGTCAAGCCCTTGGCATACATCAACTCCTTCAAATACAACTCATCATGCCTGAGATAAACCTCAACCAAGGTCGTTGGGTCGTGATAGCCAAAGTCCATTCCCCTACCCAAAAACTCACATCCAACAGGAAGGGATTCATATTCCAAAAACTTGGGAAACACCAAGGTCTCAGGATTTCCCCTCTGCCCCAATCCGAAAACCAACCAAAGGTTATCATCCAAATCCTTTAACCGTTCAATTTCCTTAATCTGGTCATCTGGCAAAAACGGATTGTCCTTATACGTAACAATATGATAATCACAATCCTCCCTCTGCTCCAAATCATACAGATAACTCTCCATAAGGGAGGGGTTGAAATCAATAACAATCTTCTCCCTTGTTCTTAATATCAACTGCTGAAACTCCTCAAAGCTAACCTCCGTGGCTTCGTTGATGAACAAATAATCCCTGCTCCTACCTCGAACCTTGCTCTCATCATCACAAGCAAACCACTCAATCATGCAACCATTCCCAATGTGATATACCCCATCAACAACCTTCCAATTCTCAGGGTCATAAACACCAAAACTAATCAATATCTCCTTCAAATCCCTAAGAACGGAACCCTTCATCGCAGGACCAGTCTTCCTGACAATGGACAATATCTTCCCATTCTCCTGCAACAACCGATAAACCCAATATATCAAAATATTATAAGTCTTCGATGCCCTTGAACTACCCTGAAATACGCTTAACCTATTTTGGCTCGATACCAATTTTTCGAAAACAACCGTGGTCTTAATGCTCATAACCTCTTTAACCTCTCATCAAAATCCCTTAATGATATCTTCCCATCACCCAAATGCAATAAATCAAACTGCAAATCCAAATAAACAAATATCTTATCCATTAACTCACGATATCCCCCCTCACTAATGTCCCTTGTCAATACCATATCGTAAAACCCACTGTCAGAACTCATCAGAAAATAATTCAAATTGGGATAATCAACCTCAAAAATATTCTGCAAATAACCAATATCAATGCTCACAAACTCCTTGCCCTCAGAAAATCCAAAAGTCAAAATAATATCATCCTCATCCTTGGATAACCCACATATCAACCTATCAACAATGCCCATCAAATACGGCTCATTCAAACCATTCGATACACATACATCAATAACCTCCCTCGATAACTCCCGTACCATATATCCCTTTCTCCAAACAATAAATATAAAAAAATAATAAAAAAAGGGAGTGAGACCAGGAACTCACCCCCTTCAAGGAGGTTAACACCCCCCCCATTTGTATGAAAAGCAAAACCAACAATGCCTGGTTTTTCAACAAGATGAAAGGCAACCTATGAAAACCCCTTCCATACCACAATAATAACCAACCAAATCCACACAATCAACACAACATAAAAAAAAATCTTAAAAAAAAAGGGGGGGATAAAATAAGGGACTGTGTTGTCTTTCTTGTAGTGCTCGAGGGATTTTAATTAAAGGAACTCATTGTCTGTCCTGTAGTGCTCGAGGGGATTTTCTTAGATATTTGGGGTGGTACATAACACTCGGGGGTTGTGTGTTCACTGACCCCCCCCTGTAGTCACGAATCTAAAGACTCATTTATTTGACTTCTAATGGACTCAAAAAGAAAAAAGGTCTCATCATATCACCCATATAATTTGGTGGTCTTAAATGGTCTAAAAAGGGGGTTAAATCAAGTGTATCGAGTAAGGGGGGGGATATTCTTGCGATGACCGAGAAAAAGTTATACCGCAAAGCACGCTTTTTAAGGTTTTTAGTCCCCCCCTTTTTGAGGGGTTCCTTTTATTTAGTCCCCCCCTTTTTTGGGAGGGTTATAGATTACTTCGTTATGACTATTTCCTTGACGAAACAACGACGGAGGTCTTGTATAAAGGTATTGAACTTTTCCTCTCTTGTTTGTGCAATAAGAAGGTCAGAATAGATTGAATGTAAAAAGACTGCAGTTGAGAGGTGGTCGTCTTGGTTCATTTGGTTTTGGTTGTCGTATTCGAACTCTTCTTTGATGCGTTGGATTGCTTCACTACCAAATAGTTTTTTGATGTAGGTTGTGTTTTTCATTTTTGTTGGTTTTGTAAAAGGACAACCCCCCTTTTCCTTTTTCCCTTATTTGACTTTTGGTTAAGTTAAGTTTGGGGGGGTTTGTCCTGTTTTTTTAGTATTTGATTAGATAGGTAATCATTATACAAAAAGTATTAGGGACAGACATGCGATTAGAATGGTTGCCATAACGACAACTATTGCGGTGTCCTCGTTTGAGAGTTTGGTCACCCCCGCTGCATCCCGCAGAGGGTGGTGAAGTGTTTGTTGGTTTTTCATAGTGTAAAGATAAGAAATAAAATTGATAGTACCAAATTATTCTCTAATTTTTTTTTGCCAGTTGGAGAGTTGAAATAGTTCGTCGAGTTGTTCTTGGGTATAATCATCAAAGTCCTCGTCGTTTTCCATAAGGTATTGTTTTGCCGCAATCTTGTCGTAAAGGGGAAGGTTTGCGAAGTATTCGTCGTGCCACTCCTCGGTTAGGAAACTGAAAAAGTAGGGGTTGCTCTGATGAAATAGTTCCATATAGGTTTCAATCTGCCCATCTCTAAAGTCAGAGTAATTTGCAATATGCATGTCAGACCATCGGGGGTCGTCGCCGTCAGCATCGCTTTGAAGGTATTCATAAAATGCTGGATAGGTTTCATTGAACCAATTCATAACAATGCGGGAGTTGAAGTAATTGACCTTCTCGGTTAGGTATGCCGAGTAAATCAGTGTCCCCTGCTGATTATGGGTAAAGGTTTTTAGTTGGGGTTCAAGGTATTTCCCGACCCATCCGACTTGTTCGGGTTTAATTCCGTTTTGCCATAGGTCAATCATAAGACCATATAGTTGACTAACACCATATTGGTTTGAGTCGTTTAGAATGGTGTCAATGTTTTTGATTTCAAGTTTTGATAGTTCCATAGTTTGTTTTTGTTTTTAGAGTTTAGATTAGATTGTGGAGGTTAGGTCGAATACATCAAGTTCCTCCGAGACTTGAGTGTAGGTTTTGGTTGGTATAATTCTCAGGGTTGTTGGGTCAGCCATCTTGCCCGTGCGCTTGCAGTGCTCCATATACTCAAACAATAGGTGTTGAGCAAAGGTGGGGTTGTACATAAACAAACGTGAGTAAGTAAGATAAGGACATTCGTTGATTTCCTTATTTGACTTATAGCCGTAGTCAGCCTTCAGTCTTGGTAGTGTTGAGGACTTGAAGTTGTCCTTGATAAAAGATGTGTTTTTCATAGTTGGTTTTTTTCTTGTTTAGTTCAAAGATACGAAACATATTTTACTCCACCAACTTTTGGCGGAACTTTTCTCGTATTTTTTTTAAGGTTAGATTTATTAGTTGTTCCAAGTCGGTGACTTCGGGGTTTTCTTCAATAACCTCCTTGGCTAATCCCTTGGTGTTGTGTTTGATGTTGTAGGTCTCAAGAGCCTTAATGAGTGAATTCAGTAAAGGTTTGCTGAAGTTTTTATCTTCTTCTTTATCTTCATCACATTTGCAGGGTTTTTCACCAATTCCAAAATCTGCAATACCCAGCAAAAACAATAAGTTCATTGAGGTAAACACCACCACACAAGAGGCAATGATTATTAGTATTGTTTTCATACCTCAAACATAATCATAAACCACCACAGGTCAATAGTAAATCAACTATTGTTTGTAAAGTTTTTTTGCCGTAGATTTGTCCTACATAATTTCGGTCGTTAAGACATCAAGGGCGGGTATCCAAAAGATGGCTGAGGAGTTCTAAGGGAACCTGCCCTATACCCACTACTATGTTATACAAGGTACTGGATTCTATTTTTTGCACCCTATTCAAATTTTTTTCAGACCAAGCAAAATTACGAATTTGATACTTTTTTTTTTACAAACCTTGGGACAAAAAATGAAAATTGAAAATGAACTTTTCAAAATTTTCTGGCAAAAAAAATCCCCCACTTTGGACCGAGTGGAGGATTATCTCAAGTATAAGGAAGCAATTTAGGTATGTCTTATTTGTCTTGAGATTTGATAATTTCAATTTGAATGGGAGCCTGATTGACTTCCTTTCCATTGGATGTGATATCCATTTCTGTTTTATCTTTCCAATCCATTGGGAATCTGTTTTTCATTATAAAACCCCATAAATGTTGATTGAACATTTTGCTCTTACCTCCTTCGAATGCTTCCATGGCTTTGGTAATCCACCATTCTTCGGAATATCTTTTTGCCTCTTCCATTACTTCGGCAAACTCTTCGTAGTCGTTTTCAAATCTGGTTAAGGTTGGACGGGACATACCAAGTGCATTTGCGAAATGAACGGGCATTCCCCCTTCTCTACCAATTTGAATTAACATCTCTCTCCAATTTGGGGGGAGTGTTTCCATTGTTTTTTTTGCGGACATATTATCTATATGCTGTTTTTAGTTGGCTGGCTTTTTCCAAAACACTTACCAAATCGTCTTTATTTGGTATTCCGTTTGAACTTGGGTAAGCTCTTGAATATACCTCATATAAATATAACCAGTCCCCTTCTGAGAGATTTTCTTTCCCCTTGGTGGTGATTGTGTTATATGCAGTTCTAATGTCTTCTAAAACGACTCTATTATCGAGGTTGTTGGGTTTGTTTTTCTTGCAATTACACATTGTATAATTCTCTTTTGCTTTTGCTTATGTTGTGTCTGTCTCTGAATGTATCTTGATGAATTCTTGCACAAAGTGCTGTCATCTCTTGAGATATTTCTAAATCACTTTCAAACTTCTTTGTTGGGAACAGGGTGAACTCAAACATTACGAATGCTTTGGGTGTTTCTAAGGATAGTGCTTTGGGCCAATCTGCAATTGAGATTAACTTATCCACATCATAGAAGTCCCCACTTCTGTAGAATAGTGTTCTTTTAACTTCTCTAAACATTGTTTCCAAATCTTTCTTTGGATTCTCCACATCAGTTTTATCGTACCAAAATCTGACTTCTAAGGTCAGAGTTTTCATTGGATTGTATTTGATGGTTGTGGCTTTGAATGCAACATTGTCGTAGGTTGCAAGTAGCTTGAAGGTTCTACCTTGTGGTGAGTTTCCTTTAATCATTTTGTTCAGCTTCTTTTTTGTCTTTGTTGGAATACTTTCTTTCGTAGGTATTTCTAAATGGGTGTTTGTACCCATGTGAAGATGGTGAATACTTTGCATAATTGTTTTCTTGTCGGTCTTTGTAAGCCATAAACAATTTGTAGAAGTAATCAATCTCTTCTTGGATTTCGGTGTTCAAGGCTTGTTCATACTTCTCATTGAGTTGAATGAATCTTCTGAAGTGCCAGTAACCAACTCCCTTTATATTATTCTGTTTATTTGAATAACGAGCTTTGTCGATTGAATACTGATGCATCTCCTCCACGGTTTGTGGCATGATGCGAGTCCTCTGCTTTGGAGTCAAACTCATTAAGTAATCCCAATTGATTGGGTCATCGAAAAACAAATATTCCATTCTCTTTTTATTAAAAGAGGGGGGTCTCTCAACCCCCCCCTAAACTCCTAAAACAAGTAACCTATGGGAGATTACCTATGATATAAATATAACTTGTTTCGTTTTATGAATAAAGGGTAAATTTTATCAATGACAGAAAAAAATTGTTTTCTCTTGAAGTTATCAGGATTGTGGTGCTCATAGAATTCCAAAAGGATGGTATGGGCTTTATCTGAGTTTTCCAATTGGTTGAAGATGTAATCTTTTTGTTTTTCGTTGAACCTGGTTTGGAACCATCGGGATGCTTCAACGATACATAATTCTTTTTTTCTCATGGTGCAAAAACTACGAATTTAGCTCTTTTTTTTTATAGTTCTTTTTCAAGTTGAATGATTGCTTCGTAAATACTTTTTTGATGTTTTTTCTCATCATAGTCTTCAACCATACCAGGAAAGTTATCAATGTACCAAGTTAATAATAAATCAGATTTAATTTCCCTGTCTAATTTTCTATAGTTCCTATCCATAGATTTTTGTTGGTGTACCAGTCTCATCTTATCTATAATTTCCATTGGTTGAGGGGTAGCTTTTAATACTCTATAGAATGTTGAAGGTCCTGAACCTTCTCTAACTATACCCCCACTTTCAACAAGGTCAGATAAAAGTCGTTGAATGGTTCTATTTGACTCCTTCATGACTTCTTCAAGTTTTCCGGTCGTATTGTATCCTTCTAGGATAAGTTGTGTAATAGTTTTCATGATTTTCATTTTTAATGTTGAAGAAAACATAATGAATAAAATTCAACAAAACAAGCCGTTTTTATTATCCCGTCAAAAATTGTGTCGTAATAGTGAGTAAATTTGTCGTAATTGTATCTTTTTTTTGACGGGATAACCCCTATCACGACAAACGTTTTTTGTTCAAAACGAATGGGTTGAGCACACCTTGGTCAAAAGATATATTATATCTAATTAATGAACTAACTAACCAGTATCTAATCTTTTTATTTATCTAAGTTCTTAAGTGAGTTCTTGCCCCACCCCTATTATCCCCTCCCCAATGATTAGATTTTGTAAATAAAAGTCAATAGTTTTTTTTACAACTTTTTTATTATTCTGTTTTTTTTTATAAAACTTTATATTTATTTCAAGGAGGGGGTAACTTTTCTTATTGGTACTGCTTGCTTTTTTTTCCCACAACGATTGTGGGTTTTTACCTACCCCCTCCTTTTTTAATATGGCATCGACACGAGAAAGACTTTTAGGATTTGTGGTTCAACGAATTATGACCGACGATGGTTGGAGGTATTTCTGTAGTGAATGCAATGATTACCACCCTTATGATGCTTTTTATAAAGCACCAACAAGACCCTTCGGAATCTTTTCATCGTGTTCAAGAGCTAAGAACCTACATAAGACTCCAAGGAATAAAAAAGACCCCTCCCTTGATAAAATTGACACTTCATACCTTAAGTTAAACAAGGTAGATGAAGATGATGTAAAAGATACTATTGATTTGTTGGAACAAATGGGATATAATACCACAGGTAATGTCCATCAACAATTCTTAAAAAAGTATCAAAATGAAATCCAAAAAGCTTTATCGAAACGACATAAAAATCCTAATGAACCTAAGAAACCAAGGTAAAAGGGTTGCATGGTTAAACCGAAATGAATTTTCAATGAATGAAAAAACATTTTGGAATAGAGTTAAGTATCTTGAAATGGGGGGATATCTCACCGTTATCCGACACGAAGGATTGAAAAATCTCTATTCTTTGACCGACCTTGGTTTGCACGCAACAGAGTGTCAAGCATAACACCCCGAATTTGGTCGTTTTTCTTCGATTTAAGAGACTTTCTCCCCTTCGGTTATATCCTTGGGTATCTAGCTAATCTTGCGGCGTTAGAACCGAAATAAAATAGGTCGTAGTTTTTGCAATAAACAGGGAATGGTAAAGCCATTCCTTTTCCAAAAGGATTGAATCTCTCAGGAGCAATTTTTCCATCTCCGTTATCTTCGGTGTATTCAGGATATAGATTCTGATTTGCACATAACCATTTTCTGATTAAGTTATCGTACCACTGAGCAGTGTCACGGGCTGAATTCTTCATGTATTCAAACATCTTGAAGTCAATCCCGTTACCCTGCTCAGTTCTGTTTTGCACCAAACCTGCTGCCATAAATTTTACCAGGAAATTATCCAAGGCATAAAAGTAAGAATAGTGTATTGTTAGTGGCTGAATGTAATCATCAAGCAAATTCTTGTAATGAATAAATGCAGGAAGATTGATATCTCCCGATGTGATTAGGTATTCGATTTGTTCATATAGCCTCTCCCCCAATGTATTTTGCACATTAATGTCCTGAGCCGTCAGAATTGCGGTTCTTAACTCACGAGAATCTACCTGCTCGTTGATTGCAGTTTGTTCTTTGAGTTTGTTTTCAGAAATAAATAAGACTCTTGCCATTATTGATTTACGGGTTGATTATCAATTATCTCCAACCTCACTTCTTGGTCAGGGTGAAGAAGTTGGATGATGGGGGTTAATTCTCTTATCAAAAAGGTTTGAATGGGAGCTATACAGGTATTCATAAATATTCTGAACGCTTCTTGGGTCTGTTGAGATTGATTTGAAAATCCTGCTGGTGCTGGCAATCCTATCAATGAGCCATCAATGATTCTGTGACCAGCCAAAATCTGTCTTTGAATTAGTTCAAAGATGTCAGAGAAATACCCCTCAGAAACATTTCTGTTGAGTTGGGTGATATCAGGCTTGGAATCCATATCATCAGAAAATGTTAGGATAACCTTATTTGCATTTTCAGCTCCCATATAACGAGCTTCAATCTTCTCGAGCAATTCAACTTCTTCTCTTTGAGTTTGAGGTTGAGAATTTGGGAAGTGAACCCAAAGTCCAGGAGTCAATCCATTTACGATATTCGCTAAGTTAAAACGAGTTATCTCGTGGTTCAATAAAATATCATTGTATACAGACAACCACTCTGGTGCTCCATAGAAAAGATAGTTTGGATTGTACTGACGAATGTAAGTCATTTGTGAACCTTCCAAATTATCTGCAGGGTCAAATGCTTTGAACTCAATAATTTTTTCTTTTTTCCATTCGAGCCAGTTTCTCGAATACCAAAAGTTAATTGGCAAATGATTGGCATTTAGTTCCTTACCAACCCTTACATATTTTGAAGGAATGTAATGGATACTTGCAAGTCCATCCATTCTCGAATTTTTCCATACGGTCTGCAAGAAAACATTACCCGTAACCAAGTATTCATAAACAATGTACGGGAATATGTCATTTAAGGTTTGAGTTTCATTGACCCTATAGTCAGTGGTGAAACCTCTACCAACAACGTTAGTTTGTTTACTTCTCAAACATGCATTATGAATAGGTGAAAAATCCACACTATTGTATAAACCATTTACGTAATGGTTATTTATCCCCCAACTCACAAAGGGTTGTTGTTTTGTAATACCCTCGTCAAATCTGTTAACGGGGTCTACTTGTGCGAATGTTTGATTATAAGCTCTAACTTGTGCCATGTTGATAAATATTATTTTATTTTATAACAGTAAGAGTAAAACCAAAACCATTGTAGGTTGCATTCAAAACACCCCCTGAAAAATCAGATGCATCAAATGATGTCTTATATGTCGATAGGGAAGAATAAATCATATAATTCCTGAAAGCACCAGTTCCTGTTTGTTTGGATGGTGATAACATTACAGCTCCCGATGCATCGAATTGATAACCAAGTTGTGCAGCCCAAATACCTGGTAAACCAACACCAGGGTCTACACTAAAACGAACAGTAGGTTGAACACCACTATTGGTAACTTTTAATACCGCAAAATAGATTCCTGAACCCAATCCTGAAAATGATAAAGTTGAAGGTAAAGAGGTTGCTTTGAGCCCTGTTGTTCCAGTTTCCAAAGAAATACCTGATAACACCAAATCTTTAGGTTGTAATCCATAACCAGCTACGAATTGTGCGGTATAAAAAGACAATTCAGCGGTATCACTTGATGTGGTAGCGGTTTGGACTCTATAGTTTATTGTTGAATAACTATTCAAACCCGCATTATAAAAAGGTATTGCTATTAAAACATTTTGTGAATTTGCGGGAAATTGAGATGCAGTCGCTGTGAAACCAATTCCTTCATAATCAGGAATGAAATATCCAAAACTGAAAATGTTTTGTCCTTGGATTTGTCCGTTCTTAATCTTCAACGGCAAATCGTTTCCAAGACCATCTTGAATGGTCTGTAAGTTATCTGTGACTCCCGTAGTGGAGTCTGCTAATTTAATCAATCCTGCGTAGCTCTGATTGATTTGTTGTGAAGTTAATGAACTCATTTTGTTTTTAATTTTTTTTTACGTACATTGACCTAAATCTGTTATTATCAAAGTACCTGATAGAATATTCAAAGTACCATTTCTTACACATTCTGTATAAGTAGTTGTTTCCCCAAATCTTTGAATTAAAGTTCCATCACATCTATTGTAACTCCAAGAAGCTTGTGGGTCAGGGTCCATCACATATGTTGAACAGAATGTATTAGTTCCACTTGGGGTTTGCGTCGGAGTTATTGTGTTTGTGGGTGTTGAGGTATTGGTTGGAGTCATTGTCATTGTCGAAGTCTGTGTGGGAGTCGGACCAAAAGGACAAGAATCAAATCCAGCAGGTTGTGGGAATCCACCAACAATATACCAAGTTTGATATTGTCCTGTTTGCGTTTCATTCATATAATAACCATCTCCAACAGGAATAGTTAATAATGGGTCGGAATAAACTTGTTGTGCGGTTGTCAAACAAGCCCAACAAGTCGATGGTAAACAACCAGCGCAGTTACCTAAATCCTCAGCGTAAACATAGAAATATGCACCAGTACCACAAGCATCCCCTTGTGTAGCTCCACTACTTACCAAGAACGAAATTATTGGTACAGGACTCACACTCGGAGTCGGAGTCAATGTATTCGTTGGTGTGTTAGTTGGTGTCTCAGTATTTGTCGGGGTCATAGTAGGGGTGACAGGAATAGGTGTTGGGCTTGGAGTCGTGGTCGGAGTAGAAGAAGGTGTAGGTTCAGGCAATCTACTACATTCTGGCCAATCGTTGATATTATTTTCCCACAAAGAAGTTGTTCCACTCCAAGAACAATCGATAGGTGGTGAAGTAGGTGATGGAGTTGGGGTATTTGTATTCGTTGGTGTATTTGTCGGAGTTTCCGTGGGGGTTGCAGTAGCGGTCGCTGAGTTTGTAGGAGTATTTGTCTGAGTAGGAGTATGTGATGGCGTTGAAGTATTAGTTGGAGTATTCGTAGGTGTCTGAGTAGCAGTTGAAGTCTGTGAAGGTACTGGCGTGTTGGTTGCAGTATTCGAAGGGGTATTGGTTGGAGTTTGTGTGTTTGTGGGTGTTACCGTTGGCGTAGAAGTTGGACTCGGAGTTACTCTGGCAGTTGCACTTACAGAAACAACAGGAGTTGGCTGACATTCGTCATAAACAATCCATTCATCATCGAAACCACCTTCATAAGGAGGTTCAGGAGTGCAAATTATATCTGTTGCGTCAACCTTGGCTAATATCTGATATATTTCCCCCTGTGAAAGGAGGGGGTCAAGATTGCTTGTTGAAGTTTGTTGAAAAACTCTGACCAAATATTCACCAGGAATTAAATGCAAATTTCCCGATGTTGCTGTGTTATTGGTAAATGACTCAGGTGTGTTGAAGTCAACAGCCATATTAAACAAGTCATAACTTGGTTTTGAATATGCTGTTGGGACTTTATATGGTATAATATACCAAAATTCGTTTGATAATTTATGTTGAAATTCAAACAAATAAACAGGATTGCTAATAGTCACATTCATTGAGACCGTAGCAGGAAATTGATTATTTGTGTTTTGCTGTAAAATTATCATCTGAGACCCTTTATCTTAAATATTAAATAGAATTGATATAATTATCCAATGGAGTGTAAATATCATTCAAATATACATCTTCAGTCCCCAAATAAGCTGCTTTTAATGTGGCATCAGAATATAGATTAGGACTTCCTGATGTATTTCGGGCAAGTAGGAAAATATCCCCATTATCCATAGTTCCTGATGTATATGTCAATCCTGGACTAATTTGGTCTACACCATTGACATATAGTTTGATTTGATTAATTGAGGATAGATTTACTGTTTCCCATAATCCACTTGTTTGGGATAAGACACCAGCAGTTGGATTTTCAGTAGAAGTAGTATCTATTCCAAAAAAAGCACCGCCCCCAACAGCAACAAACTTTGGCAGAATGTGTTGTCTTCTTGTGACAAAACTTCCCATTACACATCTTGCATCTCCTCCTGTTAAATCAACCCAAGCTCCCATACTGTTTCTAACACGCGTACCCAATACAGTAGTTGGATTGAAATTAGTATCCAAGTAAGCACCTAGCCCATCACCAGTAAATCCACTATTAGTTGTAAAAGTTGGACTACCTGAATCCACAAGAGTATATGAACCCGGATTTATCCAATTTATTTTAGCATAATCTTCGTCACCATCAGTCGCGGTAATGTATAAGAAATCTAAAAAGTTCCATACATTATTACTTATTAAATCAAGTATTAATTGATTTTGTAAAGTTTTTTGCCCATCACTTGGAACTGTATAGCCCTGACCTTGGGCATAATTTAGAATATTTTGATATTCTGTACTATAAAGTTGTGTTGGAGTTGGAGTCTGTGTTGGTGTTGAATTAGGTGTCCCAGTATTTGTCGGGGTTATTGTAGGTGTAGGACTCGGTAAAGGACTGTCAGGTGTAGCACCGACAAAATTTCCATAAAAAGGTCTCTGTTCTCCCAACCAATCTATGAATTGTGTATTTCTGATTATCTCACCCATTTGACTCTGTGGCTTAAAAAATGGGGTATTTCTACCCCATTCTTTTTTTTAATTATAAATTATTAGGGGTTCCAAGTGAATCCACCGCCAGTGAAAACTGCATCGATAGAGGTTGTAACGTCAATCTCACGGATTGAAGTTGGTTCACCACCATTGATTACCAATGTTGCACCGTTAAGGTCAGAATAAGCTTGACCTGACTGAAGGGTTCCCTCCATAACTACTCCTCCATTTTCGAGGAATACCATCCAATATCTATCGTTATTGTCAAGTGCCACCAAGTAAATGTCATTCAAAGAAACAACATCTACAAACGCTTTACGCAATTGATAATCCAACTTAGGAAGGTTAAGAGTTACAGACGGTTGGAAAGTAACTGACATCGCAGTATCGTTAACTGCAATGGTTTCGGTCAATGAAGCCGACTGCTTTGGTAATTGGAAAGAGAACCATGTTCCTACTCCGCTTACACTTAGGATTTCATCATTAGCATTTGTGGTGTAACCAGAAATGGTGTATCCTGTTGAACCAAGTATCCATACTTGTTTCAATCCGCCGGTAGAACCAGTTCTACAATCTAAGACGAAATCTTGGTCTAAATAACAACTCATTTTATTTTAGTATATTAAGTTAGTTTATCTTGCGATTGCGAATGCACCGACATCAAAAATTCCTAGTCCGTATACCATACGAGCCATAACCTTCACTATGTCCTCATATGGGTCGTAAACTTGCTTGAGTTCGATACCACCGTTTTCAGTTGCGTTGAAACCGATTTGGTAGTATGAAGAAGGACCGATAATCATTGCGTTTTGACCATCCAAACCTTGTGTTGGAACTACGAGAACGTTAGTTGAAGGAAGTTGAACAGCCCAAATCTCTCCTTGAGCAGCACCACGAGAATCAACAGTGAACAAGTTCACGTATGACTTCAAGGTCATATCTTGGATAAGGTTTCTGTAGTCTGCATATGAACAGAAGATAACGATGTCGTCTCTGTGTACAACGTTTACAGGAAGGTTTGAGTAAAGGGTTGAGAACACCTGAAGTGCGTTTGAAGGAGTGGTTGCAGTGTAAGAAATCTGCGTAGCTCCGTTACCAGTGGTAACCAATGCCAATACACCATCAAAACAAGCTGAGTTGTAGATAGTAGCACCTGTAGCCTTTGTGTTTCTCCAAAGTTGCTTCTCGATTTGGTCAGCAGCTCTGTTTGACACGTCTTGAGTCAACAATTCAGCAAACGGAACTTCCTCTTGGAAGTTTGAGTTAGACAAACGCTGAGTTAAGTAGTAGTCATAAAGCGTGTAGGGGCACAAACTTTGATTAATTCTCTTACTACACGTTTCAATTGTCACCTGAGATATGGTGGTGTCTCCTGACGGATTGAACCCACAAAGGTCTCCATCTTGGAAGATAACGTCGTTGGTCATTACACCCACTTGCTCCGTTCCACGGATGTTTGCACGGATTGTTCCGTATCTTGGAAGAGTTTCACCAAGAATGGTCTTGATGAACATCTCGTTCGCATTTTCCAAAGACCAAGTCTGCAATTGAGAAAGGTCATATGAAAATTCAAATCTTTTTTTCATGATTTTATTTTTATTTTATTTTTAGTTTCTTAAAGCTTTTAATTGCTCAAATCTCCAATCTGCAAAAGTTTGATGAACATTTTTCTCCTGCTTGATTGGAGCTGCAGCAGGCGATTTTTTGAAGTTTTCAAAATCTTTACGAATGTCTGACATTTCTTTTGACATTGATTCTTCTCTTGTGCGAAGATAACCCAACATCTCCTCCATTGCGACTTTCATCATTGAAATATCTTCTTTCATGCCCATGAGTTCGTCAATGGTAGGAGGATTGACTTTCATCATCTCCACATTTTCTCTTTCGGTGATAACACCATCTTTAACGAAAATTTTGATTTTATTTTCATTTCCTGATGTGTCACGAAGTTCAAACTCATACTCACCATCAGGAGCAGGTTTAGCTTCGTCACCATCCATTACAAATACCTTTTCACCAACATCAAAAGTGTCTGATTCCAAGATTTGACCTTTGGTATCCTCAACTTTGGTAAGTTCTTCTTTGAGGTTTTTAACTTCATCGTCAGCAGTTGCGACTCTTGAATCCTCAGTGGTTTCCATAACTTCTTCTAATTTTGATGCTTCGTCCAAACGGATTTTTCTTCCATCTGACAAAACATGCATCCCTGGAGGTGCTAATTCTAATTCTTGTCCGTTCTTCATAACGTAGATTTGTTCTCCAATCTCAAAATCCGTTTCCTTATTGTTGGTAACGGTGATATCAGAATCCATCAACTTAGTCATTGCAAACTTCTCTTCGTTCAATTTAAGTCCAAGGGTTTTGTAGATTCTTAATAGAATGT